TTACACGGAGAGGGTCGGGGGTTCGAGTCCCTCACCGCCCACCATTATCTGTAAGCACTTAGCAACAGTGCTGCTTACCAGAGAAGCGCCGTAGTAAGCGCATGGTAAGCACCAGCGGCAAAACGGACCCGAAATGCCGGACCCGAACCCGACCGTTGGCGAGATGTTCAAGGCGAAGGCCGTGACCGATGAGCACGTGCACGCGGCCGTTGATGCTTACCACGCCGATCCCGGCACCACCGCCTACCCGATCGCCGACGGCTACAGCCTCGATCTCGCCGCGGCCGTCGCCGGGCATGGCTGGGCGAGCCAGGTCGTCGCCAACCCTGAGAGCAGTCCCGGCCTGAAGCGCGGGGCCGTGCGCACCGCGATCCTGCTGGCGCGGGCGCAGAAGGCGTGAAGGCGCCCGGGTACACGGTCGAGGAGGTCGCCGCCGGCCAGTTCGCGGTGAAGGTCGGCAACGATGTGGCTGGCTATGTCTCGGAAGACAGCGAGCACCCCGGCATCTGGGTCAACGAGGATCAGAGCGGCCGTCTCATGGGCCGATCGGCCACACGCGAGCAGGGAGCCGAGTTCCTGGCCGCATGGTTCGTGGCCGTTGACGAGGATCGGACATGAGCGCGACCGAGACCACCGACCAATCCGCCGCCGAGTTGCGAAGCCTTCTCGGTTTCGCCCGCGGCCTAGGCCTGGACGAGGCGACCGTGCGGGAGATCTACGAGGCCGTCGGGCGTGAGGCTATGGCGACGGGCGCCAGCGACGACACCCGCATGGCCGAGGTGCGGAAGCGGATGCTCGCGGCGGCGCGCGGAGCCTGAAACGAGAAAGCCCCGCGCGGCGGGGCCGGCGGGGCTGATGTGGGGCAGGCGGGCGGTGCGGGTCAGGTAGGCGCCAGCCCGGCAAACGGAAGCGTCCCCGTCCGCCGTCAGTTGCTGATGTGCGGCTGGGTCCGCTCGATCGCCACTTCGATGCTGGGCACAAAAAAAGCCCCGAGGCCGAAGCCCCGGGGCGATGTGTTGACGAATGTGGATAGCGGGGATCAGGGAGGCGAGCGCCCCGTGATCGCTTTAAGCATCGTCTGGCGCGTCTCCTTCATCTCGTCACGCACCGA